CTGGAGGTCGAGAAGCTGATCGCGAGCGATCCCGACGTCGAAGACGAGGCGGACGGATCGGCCGAGGGCACCCTGCAGGGCAAGGTGCGCTGCCCGGGGTGTGGGCATGAGTTCCAGACGATATCCAAGACCTTCCGGCTTATCGCGGCGCGGAAGTAGGCGGCCGTGCTCACGCCACGGCCTTCTCCGCGGCGATGCGCTTTTCCGCCCGGCTTTTCGCGCGCTTCATCATCGTCAGGATCACGCGCATCTCGCCTGACACGCGCGCCTCGCCGTTGGCCATACGCCGGATGTGCCGTTCGATGGTGGCCGGTTGGCGGTCATCGCCCTTGCGCTTCATCAGCCGCGCCATGCTGGCCTGTGTCTCGCCAAGCTCGACAAGCATCGTCTTGAACCATTCGGCGCTTTCGGGTGTCCCGCCAATCGGTCCCGTCCGCGCCGGATCATCTTTCCATTCTGTCATTTGCGTGCCCTCACCAGAGTGTTACCCTGGGCAGGCGACCCGCTTTCGCGAGCCGCCCCCCAGGTCCGGGTACTTAGCGGAAGGTCAGGTGAACGCTGACCTTCCACTTCCCGACCTGGATTTCCAAGACGAAGTGGAACTTCATCTCTGGTCCTCCAGTCCCGTCCGGCACCATTACCGTCCGGTGGATCTTATGTAGGACGTTTCGTCCTAATGGTCAAGGCTGGTTCGTCATGATGGGCAAGGTTTATTTCGCCATGTCCCGCAACCGCACCGGCGGCGGCTTGAGCCGCGGCGGGTGCTCGGACGGCAGCGCGGCCGTGATCACGTTCGCCATCCGCCAGAGCCACTTGTCGAACCCCACCCGCTGCCGGGCCGTGCCGGCCATCCAGGCGGCCAACTCGGCCTCCGTGACGCCCCACCGGGCCGCGACCCATGCCGGAGGCCACCCTGTCATGGCGAGCCGCTCCAGCCGCTCCTGGGGCGTCAGGTAGGACGATCGCGCGCGGAACCCGCGCCGGGATCTTGCGTCCGGTGCCGGATCGGCCAATGGTGCGGGACCACGCGTATTCGCTTTCGACGAAACAACACCCCCTTTCCCACCGCCGGCTCCGTGTCCGGCGGTTTTTTTTGCGCGCGCGTCTGGCATGATGTTCTCCATGGCCGCCAAACCGAAACCCAAAGCCGGCACCACCCCGCTGTCAAAACGCGAGCAGGCCGCGCTGGAATACCACGAGGCCTCCGAGGCACTCCGCAAGGATGAGGTCCGGCGCGGCAAGGCGAAGGCCCAGTGCATCGCGACCGGCGCGATGCCGGACTACGAACGCGATCCATTCGAGGCGGGGACTCAACTGACGGTGTTCGACGGCAAGAAGGTCCGGATTGTCATGACTGTCGTCACGGCGCTGGAGCGGTTCGACCATCAGGCGTTCGTCGAGGACGTGGAGAAGCTCGGCCTCGACCCCCGGAAGCTGGCGCGGCTGGTGAAGAAGCACACGACCGAGTTGAGGCCCGCGCATGTTTTCAGAACTTTTCCGAAATGAATAAGCGGCGCAAGGCCCATCTGCCGGACGGTCGCGGCTGGTTCACGAACACGAGCAGCCCGAAGGCGGACATCGCCGACTGGTGCCGCGAGTATCCCGGCCTTCGCGTCGAGGTCGGGCCGCCGATGGTGTCCCCCGTCACCCACACGGCCGCGCAGATGAAGAACAAGCGGCCTCCGATCGTTGGCTTGTACGTGACGGCGTGGCCCGACGACTGACGCGCGCGCTGGTGTAGCCGATAACCCTCGGCGTAAACCGGGTTTACCGTGGCCGGATTGTCTGGTAAACCGAGACCGGCAAACCAGGTAAACCTCCCCATGGATGACGAAGAACCTCGCATCGATGTGCTGAAGCCGATGACCGTCAAGGCGATATCGACCGACGTCATCACCGGAATCACCAGGGCCGCGCGCGCCGAGGGCGTGACGGTTGGCCAATGGCTGGAGGCTGTCGTCCGGCCGCACCTGGAACCCGGCACCGCGCTCGCCATCGCGCGGCCGACGCCGCGGCGGGACGCGCCATCGGGCCGGGACGTGGCCGAACTGATCCGCGCCGCCAAGGAGGTCAGCAGCGGCCCGGACGACCCGCTCATGCGCGCCGCGCGGGCGACGGTGCGGAAGTTGCTGGCGCGCGTGAGAAGGAATTGAACCATGCCACCTACTGAAACGAAGACGACCAAGCCTCGCTGGCCAGGCGGCACGTTGCGGCCGGATGTCCGATACAACCGCGCAATGCGGCTCACTGCCCATTTGATGCACCATCTCAATCCGATCCTGGATATGGCCGACCCCGAACTTGATCTGCCCCGGCGCGTATCTCGGATCATCCAGGATGAGATGATGGCGCAGGGTGTCGAGGTCTTTACCGATTATGACCGGCAGGAGGCCGGGCTTCCGCCTCGTGGCCTTGACGGCTGGACGGTCGAGGAATTGCTCGCGTTGGAGAAAATGCGACTTGATGCGCTGACAAGGCCGATGCCGCATTTCATCGCCAAGGAACCTTGATGACCACCGATCGCTGTAACGATAAATCATCAGTCTGACACACGATAATCCGTTGTTTTCCGCGCGTTTCAGCACTATGTTCTTATCATGTTCCATTTGCGAAAATCAGCAGTTCGGGACCCGGACATCGAGCGCCTGGAGCGTCGCGTCGCGGCGCTTGAGGCACGGCTGTCGCGCGAGGCCGACTCGGGTCCGACTCGGGCGGCCGACTCGGATTCGGGGCCGCTCGAATCGGCGTTGGCGTCGCTGGGGCGGGTCGTCGCGCGCGCGGCGGCCAACGCCGAACACGCCGAAGGCGTGACGCGGCGGTAGCATTCGTGCGAGACTCTTGCCGGCGGCAAGGGAAATCGCATGCCTAAACCCAAGCATGAGGCGAACGAGCGGGACCGGCGCATGGTCCGCATGATGGTGGCGGGCGGCATCATCTACGACGACATCGCCGCCGCGATCGGCATCAGCCGCAGCTCGCTCAAAACCCATTACAAACGCGAACTGAAAGCGGGCGGCATCCTGGCCAACGCGATGGTCGTGGGCAACCTCTACCGGCACGCGACCGGCGATCACCCGAACGCGGCGGTCGCGGCGGCGAAGTGGTGGACGCAGGCACGCATGGGCTGGAGCGAAAAGCACGAGTTCAGCGGGCCGGGCGGAACGCCGCTCAATCCGCCGGGGCAAAGCTACGTGGTCCGGATGCCGACGCCGGTTGAGTCGGTGCGGCAATGGATGGACGCCTATGTTCCGGAGACGGAGCGGGAGCCGTCGTGATTAGTTGGTGGAACGATACACCTTGGCCGGAAATACGTGAGGTCGTGCGCCTGATCCTGTCACCGCAACAATTCCGTGAGTGGCTAAAGCGCCCGGACGTTGTTGCGCGAAGGGAGCGCGAACCATCGTAAATGTCGCCTGGGAGCCGCAGCCGTGGCAGGCCGCGTTCATCGCCTGTCCGATTGAGGAGATATTCGGGGGAGGCAGTCGCGGCGGCGGCAAGACTGACGGCGTCCTGGGTGATTGGATCGACCACGCGGATCGATACAAGGAGAACGCGATCGGGCTGATGGTCCGGCGCACCGCGACCGAATTGATCGAGACCCAGGAACGCGCGCGCGTCATCTACGGCAAGATCGGCGGGCGGTTCACCTATCGGCCGGCTCGTGTTGTCATGCCCGGCGGCGGGCGCCTGACGTTCGCGTATCTCGACCGCGACGCCGACGCCGAAAATTACCAGGGCGCGTCGTTTTCGCGAGTGTATGTCGAGGAGGTTGGCAACTTCCCGTCGCCGACGCCGATACTGAAATTGCTGGCGACGCTGCGAAGCGGCACTGGTGTTCCGGTCGGCATGCGCCTCACCGGCAATCCCGGCGGCTCCGGTCACCAGTGGGTCAAAGCGCGCTACATCGACCCGGCGCCGCGTGGATGGAAGGTGATCACCGACCCGGACACCGGCTCGCAGCGGATATACCTGCCCAGCCGCATCGCCCAGAACCGCTATCTGGGCGAGGACTATGTCCGGCGCCTGCGCGGCGTCGGCACGCCGGAGCTGGTCAAGGCGTGGCTCGAAGGTGATTGGAATGTCATCGCGGGCGCGTTCTTTTCCGAGTGGTCCAGCGATCGCCACATCATCGCGCCGCGGGCCCTCCCGGAGCACTGGGCGCGGTTCCGCTCGTTCGACTGGGGATCGGCCCGGCCATTCGCGGTGCATTGGTGGGCCGTTTCGGATGGGACACTACCGGATATCGCGCGCGGTTGCCTCGT